TTCTACAACAAGCGGTTGCGATCCACCTTCTGACGGAGCAACTGGAGACGGAGATTCAGAAGAATCATCTTCAATGTCAATAGCCGGTGCAGCACTAGCCGCTGGACGTTCTTTCTGAATCACCGAAATCTCAGAGACATCAACTCCGTATTTGTCAGCGAGTTGACGCACAAACAAAGCTTGCTGAGCTTTTGCTTCTAAAGCTGAACGCCAATCAAGACCCCGCGCACCGTAAACCTCATCGTAAGTCAGAATGCCAGCCTCCAATTCAGCCAACTGAGCAGCGGAATTACGGCCAACATCAACATTTGGGGAGCGCGGAGCAGTAATCGCTACCTCGTACCAATCAGACGGAGCATCATTGAGAGCGGGATCAGTCTTGATAGCGTACTCCATGACATATTCATAAATACGTCGAGCCGCCGACGACATCACTTGATGCCGAGACTTAAACCACACAGCAGACATATCTAGCGCACCGCGATAGACAGTTCCCTGCATGGACTCGGGATAAACAAGAACGTAAGGAATACCAACACCAGCGCATACCTTTTCGGTTAGCTGACGCCAGTACTCCCGCATATTTACACCGGGACGTTCCGTTGCGAACTGTTCAAATGAATCACCGTTCTTGAGTACTTTGACAGACGACCCAAAAACTTGTTCGTAATAGTTCTCCGCAGTATTCTGAGTGGTTTGCGAGATTCCACCGGAACGGAGGCTGGATGCTTGGACCTCACCGCTTACCGTCTTGACGATCTGAGCGACGGAAGCACCCAACTTGCAAGCTTCCATCTCAAGCTTTTGCAAGTCGTCGAGATCGTGAAGATCATTGATAACCGCGCTAACAAATGGAAGACCTCTAAGCTGACCGGGACGATTCGGCTCGTAAATGTGAACCACCGAGTCAGAACCAATTGAGCGAACGTCTGTAAGATTACCCTGAGTCTTCTCTGATCCAATAAAGTAGGCAACAGCGCGTCCAGTCTTAGGATCAAACCGGATGCCATCAAACACAGTTAAATCGGACTCCATACCAACAGGAGTGGCAATCGACTGAGCTTCGATAAGCTGCAATCTCGGCTTTCCGCTCTCACCTTTGGTCAAAAGGATAAAGCTCTCGCCATCAAAGAACCAACCGCGAGCCGCTTGGCTCATCAGCGTTGCAAAAGACTGACGCGAACCAATATCGGGATAACGGCTCCAAACATCGAACCACTTTTTGGCTTTAAGGTTCCAAGCAGGATCGCTGGAAGCCGGTTGAACCGAGAAGCTAGAGCCAACGGTGTAAGACTCAAACAGATCTCCAAGTCTGTTCAGAACAGCGTTGTTCTGTTCAAAAAAACGGGACTTTCGGACAATGGCTTGTCGGGTTGAACTCGTTACATCAAAGCGAGCCGAAGTATAGGACGTATCAAGATACGAACGACGCAAAGACTGACCGGCTCCCTCGTATTTGTTAACGGGAGCGGGAAACAGCTTATTAGCAATGGTTTGAAGGATTCCCATTAGCTCATCCGAGTTGTGGGTTCACGACGGAATTGCGTGAAATCACCGTAATACCGAGTAACCGCCACCAGAATGGTTCCAAGCATCTTGTTATAGATCTGGAGGTCTGACGGATTAGTGATTCCGTCTCCAGCCAATAGGGTCACGGCAAGATCGTAGTCTGAGAGCAGTGATTCCCACATTTCCAACATTTCACCAGCGGAAGCGGAACCCTTGCCGGGTTCAGCGAACTCAACGGAAACGTCAGAACTAGAAGTTGAGCGAACAACTTGACCGGACTCTATAGCGTTTGCGGCAACCGTAAGCTTTGCAGTCAAAGCCTCAAGCAATGTCAAAGCGGCTTTGCTTGCGTAGGTAGTACGCAAATAACTCCGCTTAGTTGCTACGGTGTAGGTCAACACTTGTGCGGACTATTCACAGACCAACTGTGAAGTCAACTACTAGAATTTTCTGAATTAGTAGATGCGAGATCGTTCCACAACATCACCATCGCCAATTGCATCAATTCACAGTCATGCAAATGATCCGGCCAGCGAGTGTTTCGCTTGAACCACAAGTGTTTGATTCTTCCCGCTCTGTTAGCAGTTGGCTTGAGAACGTGGGAATCTAAGTGCTTCCAGTATGTATCGGAATCGCTCGCAAATGCTCCCTCAGCCTCTAGCGGTGCGGGTAGGCTACAAACACTCCATTGGTTGCTTTCGGTTCCTCTACGAAGCCGCTGAAGCACTTCCCGCATGTGTTCGGTATCGAAGACTAACAGAGGCTGGACCGCATCAGTCCGCATTGACGTTGAAGTCGTAATGCCAAACGGATGGATTGCGCCAGTCTTGCTGGTGAATCGCGCTCCGGTTTCTCGGCCTTTCATTGGCATCCAACCAATCAACATTGGCTTTCGGAGACCTCCCTCTGGTGGATACCGCAGACCGCAGGGATATGTGATTGGGTTAACGCTGCTTTGTGAGAACTCAGCACAAGCATCATAAACGGCTTGCGTATTGAAACCGGAGTCAATGCCAACATCCATGTCATGCACGTTGTATTGAATTTGAACCCTACGAAGAGCGGCAAAGTCGTCAGCGTGACCGGCAGCAACAAGACGCGAATTGCCTTTGCTCCACTCACGACAGACCCACCAGACAAACGGAGCAGCGGCTTGAACGTCAGCCGTTAGGTAGCGTCTGGCTTCAGGTAGTCCAGCATCGGACACGATTTCAACTCGCTCCTGTTGGGACTCTTGGTTTTCCCACGGTTCCGCGAGCATACCATTGATGAATCCCTGCAACCCCATCATCGAAGCTTTTGCTTCCAAGAATGAGACAGCAAGATGTCCCCAAGTGCATTTCCGATCCGGTGAGTAGAGGCTTGATAACTGGTAGGATCTAACGCTTGGAAGACTCGCTTGATTCTCGGCAATCCACTTTCCATGTCTCAACGCTGCAACTTTGTGGGAATCCGAAATCTTACCATGACAAAGTTGGCAAACGTAGTGCGCTGACGACCGGATGCGCTGCCAGTCTGGTTTTCCATCTTCGGTCTTCGCATTGTCCCAAGTGACTTGCTTCCATTCTAGCTTGATGTATTCCGCGCAATGCGGACATGGAATGTAATACCGTCGCTGGTCCCCCCTAAGATAACGCTGCCAGATTCTCCCTTCGGAGGTTGTTGGAGTTGAAGTGAAGAAGGCTTTGGAGCTTGAGAATGCTTTGAGCCGCTGCTCTGCGAGGTCCAGCGCATCAGCTTCCTTTGCGGTTGCTTCAGCGAATTTGTCCACCTCATCAGCGACCAAGATTCGCACCGGACGGGACGCTAGATTTGCCGGTGAATTAGACCCAACGAAGGTCAAAGTGCAGCGGTCAAATTGCTGCTCAAGATTTGTCATCTGGTCCGCATCCGAAGGGAATCGCGCAACCAATGCGGGACAGTCTTCCAACAATGGCATCCAACGCGATTTGCTAAACGAGCGAGCCAGATTCTCACTCGGCATCAGCCACAGCGCGGGACTTGGCTCTGTGTCGATAGCCCACGCAAGACCAGCCATGAGCGTCGTCGTCTTGCTGGTCTGGGAACCCCAACACAAAGTCACCTCAGAGACTGACGGATCTTTCCAGCACTCAAGCGGTTCTCTGCAATACGGACGAACAGCGGTTGAGAAAGGTCCGGGATGTTCAGTCTGCCGTTGTGTCAACGTGAGGTTGGATTCGCTCCACTCCACCACAGTCTGCCGTGGGGACGGACGGTAGATCTGGCGACGGAACTCTAGGATTTCGCGTTGTAAATCAAGCATCAAAACAACTCCGTATTCAATTCTTCGATCCGGTGCTTTCGAGCTTCACTCATATTCAAGAATGCCATTCGCTCGTTGACCCCATCCATCAGCTTGTCCCGCAATTGAACATTGCAACCCCACGTTGCGTTCTCGTTGAAGATTTCAACCATCAGCACCAGACCGTCTGGCTCCAAGTGCAGGATTCCCCAAAACGGAAGCTTCGTATGCTTCGTAATCTCAAGCGCGGCATGAAGCTTACTCCATGAAATCATCCATTGGTTGCCGTAGGTTGACTCAAGCTTTGCTAGTCCGTAAGTCCGAGATTTCACCTCATAACTTCCGGTAATTACGCCAGCGTTTTGGTTCCAGATGAACCCGTCAATGCGTGACGGCTTATCGTCTGCGATTGGCAAAAACCGGAGAACCGTGTCGCGTTCGATGGCTCGCAGCGCGATCTTGTTTTGACGGAGAGCCTCCAACCCTCTCGGCTTCTGGCAATTCAGGATTTCCATGGGTCAGTCTGGTGCAATGTCTTAAGGCAAACGTCTTGGACCCACCGCTCTAGCTCGCGCTCTGCGTGTTCTGGGTCATGGGGTGCAATGCGTCCAGCAAGCTGCTTAGGCATCGACTTCAGCAACTGAGCCACAGCCCCATCATGGTCCAGCATCGCTTTCTTAACCCAATCGCCAGACACTAGTTTGCGCTCACGCTCTGCGAGATCCAGAACGTCTTGCTTTGAGTTAATGAGATTCTTTGCTGCGGTTGAATGAACCGAAACCATACGGCCAGCGTCCAGAGACCGCGCTCTAAGGCTTTCGACGGCTAGACCATAAGCAGCACGCTCAATCTCCTTCTGCCGCTCATACGCTCCCTGCGGAGTGTCGTTAGCGACTTGTGAGCGGTCCACCTTCTCTTCGGCTTCTGGTGGGCGATAAGGTCCGTCTATCGGCTCTGAGCGAATGTGGCTCGCTTCGATAGCGGCTTTTCTCCTTTGCGCTCCAGAGCCTCTCCAAGCGTCAGCGGCTTCCGCTGAGTCCAAAGGCATACCCTTTGAAACCAACTGAGAGACTCGGCCTTTGGTTAGACCGCTGTGTTTGACGTACTCGCTTTGTGTCATCGGAGACTTTCGGGAAGATCTTCGGATTTTGTTTTGAGAAGATCAGCCAACCCTTTGCAGATTGTTCGCTGCTCTGGGTCTTTTGGATTCGGCTGGTAATAACCCGCAATCTGCTCAGCCGTAGAACGTCCAGCGCGGATCTGAGCGAGATGCCAGCGCAGTGTGTGATGCCCAAAATTAAGCATAACGTATTGTGCAGCGTTTGTCATTAGTGGTGCGTTTATAATACAATAGCGAGTTTGATCGCGGAGAGAGATCGGTCCCGCGCGA